TCTGCGGCCGTCACTGCGGTTGCCGTGGCCAGGCTCAGGCCGGTCAGCGCCACAGCGCGCACCGCGGCGTCAAATCCGATGTTGGCGCGCGCTTGGGCCTGCTGGGGGCTGGTCAGGGTCTGGGCGATGTCATATCGAACCGCGCCGGCCACCTCGCCGGGTGTCGGCAGGTCGGCGTCATCCGCCATCACGATGCTGTGCAGGTCGCATGCCGTGTTGGGCACCTGCGCGCGCACATCCATGCGCCAGCCGTTGGGCACGCTGGCGGTGAATCGGTACGTGGATCCGGTCGTGCCCAAGCCGGGCAGCGCCGCGGTGGCCAGGGCGTTCGGGAACAGGTTAAAAACCGCCTCGCCGTTGGTGTCGGTCGTGGCCGTGACGGTCTTGCGCAGAATCAGGCCCTGGTAGATGTCGTCCTTGTCGGACGTGGCGGTGATCACCACGCCGGCAAGGGCTGGGCCGCCAAAGGAACTCAGCTTGGCAGTTACTGCTACGGTTGGTGCGGTCATGGCCGGGCTCCTTTACATGAATCGAGCCCGGCGCGGGCGGCGCTGGCTGCTGTAGCCTTGTGAACGGCGGAACTCATGGGCCACCATGGCGTCGTTGAACTGGCCGCGCCAGTACGTGGCCCCGCCGGCGTCGGCGTAGCTGGTGCCGATGTCTTCTTTCAGGATGGCAATGGCGCCGTGGGCGATGGGCAGCACAAACAGGCTGAACAGATCGTCCTCGATGCCCAGCGAGTCCTCTGCGGGTCGCATGGATGCTTCCACCAGCAGCGTGCGATCCGCTGCAGGCCGGGGCAGCAGCACGATGGTCTTGCGGTCGGTGGTGTGCACGCACGGCGCCATGGTGTCCGGGTAGGTTTTCCAGTCACGCGGCAGGTCTTCGGCGGCCAGCACGTTGATCTCGCAGCCGTCCAGCGTTGCGGTTTCCAGGCGCACCAGCTCGGCGCGGGACTCCAGCGGGAGCGCATAGTCCGTGATCTGGTCTGCCGTCGTGATGGCGGGCAGCCACAGGCGCCATACGCGCGTGGTGTCGAAGAACTCCTGCGCGGCGCGCTTGATGGCATGCTCGGCCAACACTTCCGGGCAGCCGGATACCTTGGGCAGCACGTCCTTCAAGAACTTGTCCCAGGTCTTCATCAGCGCACCTTCGGGTTGATGCGGCTCGGTTGGCTGGCCGCCGGGTTGGTCTTCTGGTCGGCCTGCGTCTTGCCGGTCAGGATCAGCATGGCGGCCTGCAGGTGCTGGGCGGCCAGGGCCTGGTTGGCGGTGTCTTCTGCGTCCTGCAGGTAGGCGTAGTGACACACCAGATGAATCAGCGCGGGCTCGTAGATGTCGTCCAGGTCGATGCTGGCGGCCTCGTTGGCGCAGTCGGTGGGCTGGGCGCTCCACACGGCGAGAACGATGTTTCCGGCGATGGCCGGGGGGTAGCAGTCGAAGCGCTTGGGCTCCAGCTCGTCAAACAGATAGTGCTTCTGCACCGTCTTGGCCGTGGCCTCGTACCAGTTTGGGTCGAAGTTGGTCAGCTGTTCTTCGCTCACCAGCGTGATGGCGCGGCCGTCCTTGTTGCGCACCACCTTGATCAGCCGGATGCCGGTGGCGGGGATGGATTGGTGGGGCCCGTCCACCAGCGTGATCTCGTCGCGCGTCGTCTTGGCGTCGGGGCGGACCTGCACCACCAGGCGCTGGGCGGTGTTCAGCCACCCCAGCAGGTCGGCGGCGGCCCAGTGCCCGTTGCTCTCGTCAACAAGGATCTTCTCGGCCTTGCCAATGACGACAGACGCCAGCACGGTCAGCCCTCCATGGACTCAAGAACGCGCGCCTTGCAGTTCTGGCGCAGGCGGTCTTCGCTCAAGCCCTCCACGTCACGGGGCATGATGCCGATTCGACGGGCATAGGCTTTCAGCTTCGCGCCAGCCATGTCGTCAATCGAGCACCGGAAATCTTGGGCCGAAAACTGCTGCTCCACCGGCTTGTCGGCCAGTTCAGCGGCAGGCGTCGTCACCACATTGGCCAGCTTGGCCTTTGCGGCAGGCGCGGCCTTGGCTTTCGCCTTGGCCGGTTTTGCAGCAGTCTTCGACTGCGCACTCTTGCGCGCGTACACACCCTTGGGCATTTTCAGACACCACCGATTGCCGGGCGGGCAATCACGGTCAGGCGCACTTTGGCTCCCACCACCAGCGTTGCAGCGCCAGCGGCCAGCTTCAGGCCGATGCCGCGGTCAGCGTCGGTCGGCGCGATCTGGCCAAAGGCTGCCTTGGTCGGGCGCGCAAGGCCGCCGGCCTGGCCCACGGTCGAGGCTGCAAAGGCCTCGTTGCCGCAGGTGCGGGCGTCGTCTGCGGTGCCTGCGGTGCCAGAGATCAGGCCCAGGTCCAGTGTCACGGTGGGCGATCCGTTGCTGTCCAGGTCGTCGCACACCAGAACGGCATCGACGGGCACATAGCCAGCAGGCAGCACCACCATTTCGATCACGTCGTTGGCGGCAACACCAGTGACGGTCACATAGTCGCCCACCAGGTTGACGGGCTCATAGCCGTCGGCAGAGATCGTCGGATCTTTGCGCGCGACTTGTACGGATTGGCGAAGGGTCGGCATTTTCAGCTCCTAAAAGTGAAGGGTTTTGGACCAGCGCCACCCGAAGGCGGCGCCGCTGTCATCAGCCGATGGCCGTGAACAGGTGGTCGATGGACTGCATGCCGAAGTCCATCGAGTTGTAGCGGGTCTTCGACCAGCCGGCGATCAGGCGAATCACGATCACTTGTTCTTCGCCGTGGTCCAGGTCCGACTCAGACAGTTCGAACCGCACGTTGCCGCGCTGGCCGCGCATGCCGTAGGCCACAGCCACCGCATGGGCGCCCAGGAACAGCGAACGCATGGCGGTGGACGTGCCACCCGCTGCGTAGTCGGCCGAAGGCTTGATGCAGGTTTCGTGCTCGGTGATCAGGCAGCCGTTGTAGTAGGCGTCGCCGCCCTGGAAGATGGGCGATTTCGCCCCCACCGCAGCGGCCTTGGCCTTTTCCAGCGTCAGCCAACCGGCGTCACCCACTTCGCGGCGCAGGTCGTACATGCCTTCCGGGCCCGTGACCACGGCAAACGACTTCTCGCCGTCCACGTTGATCGGGACCATCTTCGAGCCCTTGGAGCCCTCCACCGCAAACATCTTCTTCGCACGCACCAGGGCGTGGTCAATGACGTTGGTGGTCAGCTTGTCGGTCAGCGTGGCCTTGGCCTGGCCGGCGCCGTACAACAGGTGGGCAGCGTCGGGGGCGACAAAGGCATTGGGGAAGCCGGCATAGCCGACTTCGTAGTGCTCGATCTCGTCACCGATACCACGGGTGCCCGCGGCGGTCATGAAGAACTGCTCGTCCTTGACCTCGGCCATGTAGTCGCTCAGGCGCGCCTTGCACTGCTTGGCGATGTCGTGGCGAACACGCTTCTGGGCCATCACGTCACCGACGTTCACCAGCTGGCGGTGTTTGTCGATGCGCATCTTGTGGGTGTAGTGCGAGAGCTTCTTCTCGCGCCCCTGGCCCTTCTCGTCGCCCTCGATGGGCTTGCCGCGCAGCTTGGCGATCAGGGTGGTGGTCACCTCGTCGCCGGCGCCGGATTCCAGTTCGGTCTTGATGACGATGGGCAGGGCGGATTCCTCGCCACCGGTCATCTTCTCCGAAAAGGATTTCTTCTTGGCGTCAATTGCGACCTGAGCGCTCCAGAGTTTGACGGCTGCCGGGTCGGTCGGCAGGATTGCAGTGCGTGCCATGTCGTTTCCTTTCGTATCGAAAGCACACGACACACTCCTGCGTGTCAAACAAAGCCGGGTTGCCCCGGCGCTTTACGCGGCCTTCACCGCGATTCGTGGCTGGGGCCTGCTGACGATGATGCGCCTGTCGGCAATCACGCGCAAGCGGGCTCGCTGGCCGTCTTTTCTTTCCACAAAAACCCGGACGCGGCTGCCATTTCCCATGCCCTCCGGCACGTCAATGGACAGTTCCTCGCCCACGCGAACATCCAGCACCACGCCCGAGTTTTTGTCGTTGTTCATGGGTTCAGGTCCCCGCCATGATGGCGTCCACCACGTCCCTGGGCTGGCTGGCCAGCCAGATTTCCAGGGCCTCGCCTTCCAGCGTCGCGGCTTTGCTTAGTGCGTCACTCTGCTGCACATTCCCGGCGGCGGCCGGCATGGTGCCCAGCGTTGCCAGGTTGTGCCGCGGCGCGCCCGGGGCGGGTGCCGGCGGGGCTGCTGCCGGTGCTCCGGCGGCCGGCGCGGCGGCGGCGGCTTTGCCATGGCGCGCCCGCATGATCTCGCGCGCCTGCGCCAGCGCCCAGCGGCTGGCCACCAGGTTGTCACCGTCTTCCATGCCGCGCTCGGCCGCTTCCTTGCCGAACACCGTCACCAGAGTCTGGAACTCCTTGACGCGCTCCTTGCCGGCGTCGCCAGAGTAGTCCACGCCGTCGGCCTTGGCCTCGACGGTCACATAGTTGTTCACCATGCCCGTCCACGCCTTTTTCGCCTGCTGGGCCGTCATCTCGCTGGCCACCGTTGCCCGGGTCAGGTCGCGGTCGATGGTGCGGATCTTGTCGTTGGCCGCGTCCACCGTCGCCGTCACCTTGTCGCGCACCGCCTGGTACTCGGCAAAGTCGATTTCGCCGTCGTTGAGCTTGCGCAGGGCCTCGGTTTCTTCGGAGCGGGCGTCGGTGATGGCCTTCTTCTCGGCGTCCAGGTCGGCCTGCAGCTTCTCGGCGTCCACGTCGGCGGTGTAGGGCGCCGGGGCGGCCGGGGCTGCTGCGCCGTCGGCACCTTCGGCGCCTGGTGTGGCGGTGCCGTCAGCGGCGGGCGCTGCAGCGGGCGCGGCGGCCGTGCCGTCGTCACCACCGGCCAGCTCGTTCAAGATGTCGGCGTTGTCGCCGGATTCAGCCTCGATGGCGCTGCGTTCCTCGGGGGTCAGGTCGGCCAGGTCGGCTTCGGTGTAGTTGGGATTCGGCATGTGTTGTTCACTCCTGCGATGGTTGAAAAATGAGGGCTTACTTGCCCTCGGCGTACTGCTTCATGACTTCCATTTCGGCCAGCTTCTCCTTGGCGGCGCGGCGCACATGCTTCATGCGCGTCGCGTCCTTCTGGATCAGCTTGGCCTCGGTCAACGTGCGCAGGTCGTCGTGCGCGCGCCACTTGTCGTAGCCGTCTTCCTTCTTGCTCGATGCGATTGAGGCGTCCATGTCACACCTCCTGCTTGAACAGTTCGCCAGCCACGATCACCACGTTCATGGTGCGGCGGTCGGCGTCCTTGAAGGACCGGATGGGCTCGCCCGCGGGCCGGGATTCCACATCCTTCGGGATCTCCGGCAGCGCGCGGGCGCGCTCCAGGCGGTCGATGGGCGGGTGCGGGGCAAGCAAGGCGCCGGGCTCCGTGGCGATCTGCCCCACGATGGCCATCATCTGGTCAAACGCGGCGGCTTGCGACTGGTTTGCCGGCGGCGCGTCTTCAACCGGCGTGTCGATCACAGGGTTGGTTTCCCCGGTTTCGACAGGCACGGTCGTGTTTTCGGCGCCGTCGGTCGGGGTGTTTTCATCGCTCATGGCATGGCTCCTGGTTGAACGCCGTCACCGGCGGGGGTTTCAATGCCCGCGGCGGCGCCGTCGGCCAGTTGAGGCTGCGGCATCGCTTCGGGCACGGGTTGTGCAGCCGCCGGTACAACGGGCTGCGGGGTTGGGGTCGCGTTGCGGTCTTGGAAACCCACGCTGGCCAGCAATTCATCGGCCACAGCCGCCACCTGGGGCACGGTGGCCACCACCTGGCCGGCCTGCATGGCAACGTAGAGGCTTTCGATGCGGGTTTTCAGGGCGCGGGCGTCCATTTCTTCGCCCTTGGCCTCGGCCGCCTTGATGTCGGCGCGCAGCTGGGCGAGTTGGGCCTGGTACTCCATGTCGCGCTGCTGGTCGGCCTGGTCCTTCTGGGCCTGCTGCTCCGGGTTCAGGGGTTCGTCCGGGTCCGTCTGGCCGGTGGCCGCCCGAATCCGCTGGATCACGGTGGTCTTGTTCGGGATGTCGGCCAGCTCGAACACCACATCCAGCATGGAAAGCACCACGCCCGGCGCCACGTTGGCAATCTGGCCCAGCAGTTCCATCATCTGCTCGAACGCGGCTTGCGCCAGGTTCTGCTTCCAAGCCTGCTCGCCGATGATGAACTGGCTCTTGAAGGCCGTGATGGGGTTGAGCACCTTCCCGGTCACAGGGTCCACCTGGTTGATGCGGATGTACTTGCGCTTCTGGCGCTCGCCCGTGATGCTGAACACCTTGGGCTCGTTGTAGAACTGCTCGATCAGGCTGATGGTCAGGTCGCCCTCGATCTGGCGGGCCAGCAGCATGTTGTCGAACAGCTCGGCGGTCAACAATCCGCCCTGCTCGGCCTTCTGGCGCAGCGCCACGCCGGACTGGGTGTTGCTGCTGCGGTTCAGGTTGTCGTCGCTGATGCCGCTGGCGTTGCGAATCATCTGCTGGTCAATTTGGGCCAGCTGCAGGTGGCCTTGGGCTACGTCGTTGTCGCGGTCGCGCTTGACCTTGGCAATGCCGCCGTTTTCCAACATCACAAACCCGTTGGGCGCGTCCAGCTCGTCGCGCACCTGCTCGGCAGTCATGACCTTCGGGTCGATGGCGCCCTTCTCGATCATGGTCTGGTTGGTCGAGAGCACGAACAGGCTCTTGCTGATGCGCTTGTTCAGACTGTCCTGGGGGCCGCGTACCGGGCGAATCGGGCCATACGGGGCGCGGTCCTTGGACCGGCGGTAGGCCCACATCGGCACAAACGGGAACTTGTTGTGCTTGTACGGGCTGGCCACGTCCAGCAGGATGTCGCGCTCGGTGAACACGGTGCAGCGCATCTTCATCCGCACCCGGTCGGTGGCATGCGGGCCGATACCCACGGTTTCCGTGGTCGGCTCACGGTGCCAGCACTCGATGATCAGCACGCGCTCACGCTCGTTGCGGCTCCAGGCGTCGCTGTCGTAGCTGGCCCACTTGCCCGGCATCAGGGCGGGCACATCGATCTCGGAAATCGGGGCGCCGTTCCACCACTCGAGGTAGCGGTTTTCGGCGTTGGCCGTGATGCAAGCCCGTTTCAGGGCGTCTTTCTTCTTCGGGAACCACGCCTGAGCCACGTTCAGGTCCACGGTCTTGAAGCGGAACTGGTAGGTGCTGTCGTCCAGATCCAGCCGGTTGGCCAGGCTGTCGTGCAGCATGTTGCGCCACGACTCGAAGCGTTTGAAGATGGCCTCGTCCTCGGGGTCCGCCGATACGCCCACTTCAATCCAGCCCAAGCCGGCCTTGAAGCACTCGTTGGCGGCCTGGCTGCGCTCGAACTCCACGCGGTTGACTTCGGCCAGGTACTTGAGCAAGTCCTTCTTGGCCTTGGCCGCCTCCTCGGCCTCTTTGCTGTCGTCGTCGCGGCAAACAACATGGAAGTCGATGCGCGTGCGGCGCTCGGTGCCGATCAGCCAGTCCACCAGCGGCTTGACCTCGTTGTAAACCACCGGGTCCTGCCCGCGTCCGCGCAGTTCGGCTTTTTCGGCCTCGGTGTACTGCTCGCTGTCGTAGTAGTCCTCGTCCAGTGCCATCTGGAACCGGTTGTGCTGCTGGCGGCGCAGTTCCTGGTGGAACCAACTCAACAGCTTGGCCAGCAGGTCCTTCTCGCCTTCGGTGGCGGGCTGGATGCTGCGCTCTGCGGTGGTGCTGCCGGTCTGTGCCATGGTCAAAGCTCCTTCTCGCCCACCACGCGGTCACGGTGGTCTTTGACGGTCACGTCCATCAGCTTGGTTTCGCCCTTGGCTGCGGCTTTCAGCGCGCGCGGCGCCGGGGGCATCATCAGCAGGTCAGGGATGTAGCGGATCACCACGTCCACAAGGGTGTGGCATTCCATGTCGATCTGGTTGCGGCCCAGCGTCGGCAGGCTTTTCCAGCACTCAAGGAAGCACTCGCGTGTTGGCTTGCCGGTGGGCTCGGCGTATTTGCCGGCCGATGACAGGCAGATCCCGAACGCGCCCAGCTCGCGGCCGGTGAAGCTGCTCCAGATCAGCATGATGGGCTCGCCGTCCGTCTCGTCCCACTCCAGGCTCACGGTGTAGCCCTTGTATTCGTGGGTGCGGAAGGCGGATTCACCCCCCAGGCCGAACATGGGGCGGCCGGCCGGGCTCACAAGGATGGATTGGTTCAGGTTCATACGGTCCTCGGGTTTCTTTCTCGGCGGCTCAGGCGCAGGCCGGCGCTCACGTCGCCGGCATAGCCTTGCGCGCACTGGCGGATGGCGTCGGCCGCTTCGGTATGGATGTCCTTGCGCGGGTGCGTGCTCCACGCGCCCAGGTTCACGTTCCAGGTCTTGCTGTAGTTCTGCAGGTGTTCGATGCCCTCTTTGCAGGCCACCTCGTCAAACCAGTATTCGGAGAACTGATCGCGCACTAGCTGAATGCCGTGCGTCAGGTCGTCAATGCGGGGGACGGTCTTCCACTCCCCGCCGATGGGCAGCTTCTTTAGTTCGTCCTTTGGGCAGGTCAGCACGTTGCCCTGCTGGCGCTTGTGGTCGGCGTCGTGCGGCAGGTGGTGGGTGCCCCACAGATAGCCCTTTTTCTGCAACTCGCGGCCAAAGTAGGCGTAGGGCTCGCCCCAGTCCTCGATGAAGCCAATGAACCGCTTTTGCAGGCCCACCTCCTGCATGAGCCAGATCGCCGTGCCGTCGCTGTTGCCGATGTCCCAGAAGGTGTGCACCGGCACGCCGTCCATGTGGGGAACGACCGTGATGCGGCCGTCTTTGCGGGCCTTGGTCAGCTGCTTGGCGAAATACTTGCCCTCGCTGGATACCTGGAACGCCTCTTTCGGGGTGCTGGGGTACTCCTGCCACATCTTTTCCTCGTCGCCGCTGAAATCAGCGTCGCGGGTGGCCACGTACCAAGACCGTTGCCCGGCGTCCAGCGTCGTCCCGGTCATCGCCTCGACCTGCTCGAAGTATTCTTCTTCCTTGACGGTCAGCGGGACCAACTGGTCCAGGCGGTAGGTGGGCTCCTGCCACCACGGGAAGAAGTGGAACCGGTAATCCCTGGGCGTCAGTTCCTTGTGCTGGTCGGCCAGGTTCATCGCCCGGGTCGTCATCTTGTAGAACTCGCCGTCCTGGCCCTCGGCGGTCGATTCGATGATGGCAATACCGTCCAGGGGCACCGCCGGCAGTGAGCCGGTCACGACCTCGGCGGCTTTTTCCGGGTACTTGGCGCCGATCTTGCCGAACTCGGACACATGCAGCCGGTGGATGGTCCCCGAGCGCATCGAGGTGGCCACGCGGATGCTGCTGTTGTTGTGGGCAAACAGCAGTTCATCGGCGCTGTCGCGCGCCAGAGGCATTTCAGCCTTCAGGGTGGCCGGCAGGCGGTCGTAGGCCAGCTTCACCTTGTCGCGGAAGATCGCGGCGGCGGCCTCGCGGTCCTGGGCGATGATGCCGCAGCGCTGGTCGGCGTTGAAAAGCGCGTGGTCCAGCCACAAGATGCACACCAGCGTGGTGAAACCTAGCTGGCGGGCTTTGAGGATGATGTTCCTGTGCCAGAGCCTGGCCATCAGGCGGCGCTGGGCCCGGTTGGGCTTGAAGGGAACCACCGTCGCCTCCGTGCCGTCCTCGGGCGACTTGAGCATGATCTTGTAGAGCTGGCAGCTGCAGATCCGCCACATCGGGTCCTTGAGGCAGGCCAGCATTTCCGCCTCGGTGGTCGGGATGTGGTCGTGCGGGATGGGGCTATTCATTGCCCGGGTCCTTCACGACGGGCAGCGCGGAGCGGCCCATTTCCTGCAGCAGTTGGCCCAGCGCGCTGGCCGCGGCCTTGCCGCCCTGCTCGTTGTCCACCTTGTAGCCGCCCAGATGCTTCATCAGCATGTCCAGGTAGCCCTTTTTGTCGGCCAGCTTGTACTTTCGGATGTACGTCAGCGTCCGGTCTTCGCCCTTGCCCTCGGATTCCGTGGCGGTGTCGAGGCCGGCAATCACGGCGGCCGTGTCGTAATCCAGTTCGGAAATGTCCTTCGGCGTGCCGTCAGGCCGGAACAGATTGCGCACGTCGAAGAACGCGCCGCGGGCGATTTCCTCCAGAGTGCGCTTGAGGGTGATGCCGGTTTCAGCCTGGACCTCGGCGATCAGTTCCGCCTCGCCCTGTTCAATGGCTGTTTTGACCATCACATTGGACAACAGGCGGGAGCCCTGTTGCTGGGCTGTCGCCTCTGAATACCCGGCTGTTGTGGCTGCTTTGGTGGCGTTGCGGGAAGCCAGGTAGGCGTTGACGAAAAGGCGCTGCTGCTGCGTCAGGCCGTCGGCGCCCTTTTTGTTGTCATGGGCGCGCGGTTTGGCGGGCTGGGCCTTCTTGGGCGCGGCCTTGGCCGCCGGCTTCTTGGCTGGCGCCTTCTTGGCCGGTGTCGCTGGTTTCTTTGCCATGGCGCCACCTTTGGGAATAAAAAAGCCCCGCCGGATTGCTCGGGCGGGGCGAAGTGATGCGCCCACCATTGGGGTGGGACTTGATCACGGAGACAAGCGGGGGTTGGTTGCAGCGGGCGGATTTGAACCGCCGACCTTCGGGTTATGGGCCCGACGAGCTACCAGGCTGCTCTACGCTACGGAAACAGGGTTGGGCTGGGGCGAATTCCCAGCACTACTGGAATTGGGGCGTATGAGACGGGTTTTTATAAGTGGTGTCAACGGGGGTCGGGTTGGCCAAATAAACTCATCCGCTGGCGCAGCTTGGTTTCCAATGCCATGGCCCACGTCTTGCGCGCTGCGGTCTGGTGCTCGCTGTAGTAGTCGTAGTGAACGGTGACGCCGCCATCGCAGGCGCGTCGCGTGTAGCGGTGCGCCCCGCAGCGGACATCGAGCGCCGGTCCGGGCTCTCTTTTGCCCACCGGGGCGCGCGGGTCAATCCCCAGGCTCAGAAGCTCGGCCTCGGTCACGGTGGTTCCGGGTTTGGGTATGGGCCAGTTCATGGCGTCTTCTCTTGGGCGCGGGTTTTGAAGGCCGCCCACTTGGCGATCATGTAATCAGCAAGTTCAATTTGCTCCTCGGGCGTCAGGGCTTCCCCAATCTCCTCGTATTCCTCCTGGCTTTGCCAGTCGTGCCTTGGCTGGAAAAAGCCGCCGTCGTAGCCGTTGCTGACGCTCAGGTCTGGGCCCAGCCCGATGATCCCCCCGTTCGCATACCGCGTGCGGCCGGTGGTGAATTTCACTGTGTCGCCGTCAATTTCCATGGTCTGGCACCTCGTCACCGTACACGCTGGCCACCTTGGCGCGCATGGCGGCTATCAGGGGATTTTCGCCCGGATACACCGTTCTTTCGCCCTTCATAAAGAGGCCACAGTACCAATCCACTCGGTGGCCATAGTCCATCACGATGGAGAAGATGTCGCAGGGCGCCATGCGCTCAATGATCGGCCCGCCAAATTGCCACTGCGTGCTGAAGGCGATGTAGTTGGGCTCGTACTTTCGCCCGAGCTTTTTGCGGTCAGGCCATTCCTGCCCGGGTTTCAGTGGAGGGTCTACTTCATGGCCTTCGGCCTTTGCCACCCAGTAGTCCAGCAGTTCGCCGGTCAGTTCAGCGGTTTTCAAGATACCAACCCCCTTCCCCGCATGTTGCGGTACAGCATTTCCATGGCCCGGCGCTCGTGCTGGTCGAGGACCGGGCGGATCTTTGACCATGCCTGGCTGACTGCCGGCTGCGTCACACCGCAGGCGTCGGCGATCTGATGCTGGCGGATGGGCCGGCGGGCGCCGTCCGGGCCCACCATTGTGCCGCCGAAGTAGCGCTGCAGCAGCAGGTCTGCCATCTTGGGGCGGACCTGGTGGCCCACCTGCTCGAGAAGCCACGCCATCACCCGCAGTTTGGCGCCCAGGTTCTCCCGGGGCTTGGGGCAGTAGCGGGCGATCACGATGGAGCGGTAGGGCTCCACCAGCCCCACCAGGTCGCCGCTGCCCTCCACCAGCTGCTGCACCCAGCCGGCCAGGGCCGCGGCCTCTTGGCCGATGGGCAGGGTTGGGCCGTCTGCCGTCTTGGCCTGGGGCCGGCGCTGGTCCAGGGTGCTGGCCGGGTAGTTCCCGTGCCGGTGCCGGTAGGCAAAGCACAGCGCGGCCGCGGCATCCGGGAAGGGGGCAAGGTCAACGGGGTCGCGGATCATGGCTTGGCTTTCAGTTCTTTGACCGGATTAGGGTTTGCACCTACAAAATAGTCCTTGCGCAATACGCGAGACTCGCATATATTTAAGTCATGGATGCACCGCATCCGCCGCGCCTCGGGCACAGGGGCTGGATAATCAAAATGGCGATCAACCCCAAATGGCTCGAATACAACAACTCAATGAATGAGGGCGGCGAAGGCTACAACCCGCACCCCAAATACATCGCCCAAGTTTCTCGCCCCGCTGGTGCTGCTCGCATGATTTCCGGCAAGTCTCGGACCCATGCCGATGCCGTCAAATTCGCCAAAAACTGCCTCAGCGGCGCACAGCGAGACAGCTTTATGGCCGAGATCAAAGCAGTTTTCCCGGATCACTACCCTGCCTGACCTCACCCTGCTGCCCTGCGAGTCGGGGCAGTGGAGTGCGGTCCGCACACAGCGCCTCGTGGTATTCGGGGCTCGGAGAAAAACATGTATATCCTTAATGACGGCACCGAAGTCAGCGCAGACCAGATCAAGTCCGCCTTTGCCAGCGGCAACGCGATCATCGTCCACGGTCGCGCCGAAAACCGCACCACCACCAGCCTCATGCTTGACGGCGGGCACTACGACACGCGCGGCGAGTGCTACAGCGTGTGGGATGAGCAATGGACCCGCAAGCCCGGCAACTTGCACGAAGCACTCCAAGCCGCCT